CAAATTTTAATGAAAGGAGTAGATGATGCAATGAATATCATTCTATTCGGACCTCCGGGAGTAGGTAAATCAACTCTCATCGGTATCCTTAAGTCTAACAATGTTAGAGCAATCGATCTAGAGGACGTTTATCCATCTAAGATCAGGTTCCAACTACCTAACATGGTTGATCATGTCGTGTTAGGCGGAGCAGACTTGGATCCAAAGCGGTCGTATCATAACGCCAAGAAAGTGGTTCTCTCCTTACCACAAGATGCTTATGATGCTCGTCGATCAGCTAGGGACGCTCGCGTGAAAGGGAAAGCGAACCAGCGAAGGCATTTAATCGACGATTGGATGACGGGAGTGCAATACGATCTTGTACTTGATGCTAGCGGTAGTCCAAACGCTACAGCCTCAGCCTTGGTTAAATACCTTAAGGAGGTGGACAAATGAAGATTTCCAAAGTTAGTCCTGCGCAGGAACGAGTTATCGCGGAAAACCACGGCCTGAGCCACTACCTTGACCTTCTCGAAGAAGGACGCCCTGCTACAGAACACTCGTGGCTGTACGAGAAAGAAGATTCTCAAACTACCCTGAACAGATGGCTTGAGATTCTGGGCTCTCTTGAGAATGGGTCTCCATTTGAACAAAAAGTTTACCAGTTTGATACCAAACAAATTGAGAAATTTGGTCCTCAAGGGGAAGTTCCTCCAATAAGCGAAGCCATTAAAGTCGAATCATTCGCAGACCAGTATGTGCCGAACTCGGGATGTGAATTACAGCTTCGTAATCTGGCAGATATTTGTGGGATACGTCCAAAATCTCTCAATTACTGGGGCCTACAGTTCGTCACTGATGACATGGCAACTCGCGATACACTCTCCACAAATAGCGGTTGGCCACTATTCAAAAGACGAGCTCTTGTACGTGACCAGACAGTACAAGCTGCATTACGTTCACTGGATGACGTATACCAATATCCAGCTATAATTCTGTTCCGCTCATACAATGGTAAACTCCGCGTGGTTTGGATGTACCCGATGGCAATGAACCTTGTAGAGTATCGCGCGACTATGCCTTTACAGCGCAGCCTTTACAGTAATCAATACGTTACCCCTTGGCTGGGATTCGAACATGTAAAGCGTAGATTCACAGAATTATGGAAAGCTCATCCGTACGCCTTTGGTGGGGATACAACCGCTATGGACGCTCATATGCAGATGTCGCAACTTGAGATGGTGAGCTCAATGGTAAATCCATTATTTGCCGAACCCGAATACATGGACAGAAGTCTAACTCATGTAGCAGAGATAGACTTAGTAGTAGGTCGCCACTCGATCATTCGTGATCAACAGCACGGAATAGCTTCCGGATCCGGATGGACGCAGCTAAGCGAAACGATCTTCCAAATGGGTATGTTTGACCGATTTATATCCGATAACAGCCTCTCCCTGTCAGTAGAGGACGGAATGGGAATCGGTGATGACTATGTCTGGTTTTTCGACGAAGCTCCTGAGTCATCGCAGATCGTTGATTTCTGGGCAAAGAATGGTCTTCCTGGTAAGGAAGAAAAACAGTCGAACGAAGAGGAATACTGTACATTCCTCCAACGTCTCTTCGCAAAGGGATGGTTCTCCCGAGACGATTCAGAGGTGCTAGGCGGTGTGTATCCGACCGTTAGAGCGCTTAATTCTCTGCTTAATCCGGAAAAGTTTCACAATCCGAAGCAGTGGAATTCAGATATGTTTTGCACGCGGTGCTACATGATCCTAGAGAACTGCGTGGATCATCCTCTGTTTGAACAGTTCACCAAGTTTGTGGTATCCGGGCAGAAAGACTTGCTACCTTTCGCCAAACTAAGCCCGCGCGAATTGTCGCGAATTCAGCACGAGGCCGGTAAGATACCCGGGTTTTATCCGTCTTACAATCAGGAGAAACGGACAAAGCCTTTGAGTGAGTTTACGTCAATAAAGTACGCCAGCACACTCTAAGCCTGAGGCAC